TTATCGTAAAGTATTTCTAAACCAATTAAATCACGGTAAAACCATAACATTTTATCTAAGTCGTTTACGACTATACCAACATGTCTAAACATTCTATCAAACTTTCTTTTAATACTCCAATACCTTCAATTAATGCATCATCATCGATTGTTAATGGTGGACCTATTTTTAAGGTTCCTGATTGAGTCCTAATCGATAATAAACCTTTTCTCATAGCCACTTCTATAATCATATCAACAAAATCAATATCATTTCCATTTGGTGATTTTATGAACACACCAGATAATAACCCTTCGCAGTTTATTTTTTTTACATAATCAGGCATTTCTGTTTTCCATTTTAACAATTCCATTCTCATTATTTCTCCCTTCCTATAAGACTCATTAACTAAGTCATTATCTAAAAGATATTTAACAGAAGCGTTTGATGCTGCAACCGCAACAGGATTACCACCATGCGTACTATTGTAAGACATGTCATTATTAATAATTCCATTATTAGTTATGACACAAGATAATGGTAACGAAGATGAAATACCTTTAGCACAAACAATTATATCTGGAACAATTTCAAAATGTTCATATGCAAATAATTTACCAGTTCTACCAAAACCTGATTGTATTTCGTCTATAATTAACAAAACTTTATTTTCATCACACCATTTTCTTAATAATTTAACATAATCTTTTGATGCGAATTCAGCAGACCATCCTTGGTATGGTTCCATGATTACTGCGGAATATTCAGAAGGATTTAAACCTTTAAAGTATTTCTCAAATAGTTCTTGTGGTGTTAATTTTTCGTTTTCTAATGTAATGGTGTCGGGGTAAGGTAAATGTGTGACATATGTTTTAACAGGTATCCATTCTTGTGATTTAAATTTTCCACCCGCCATAGCTGAACCCATGGTTTTACCATGATACCCATTATTAAATGAAATAATTTTATTTTTACCAGAATGTTTAATTGACATTTTGATTGCACACTCAACCGCTTCAGAACCTGTTGATAAAAATAACACCTTGTCAAAATTTTCAGGAGTGGATTCTACCAACAATTTAGAAAATTCAGACCTCTCTTTTGTTGGGTAATAATATGCGTTTAATAAATTTTTATTAGTTGTGGATATAATTGCGTCTTTTACTTTTGGGTTTGAGTGACCTACATTTGCAACAAAAATTGATGATGTAAAATCAATCCATTTATTACCTGAAATATCATAAATTGAATAGTTCGATGCCGAATCCCACACAACGGGTAATTGGTCGTTCATTGAATCGGGCTCATATTTGATGCAATCATTTAAATATTGTAATGATTGTGGTGAAGGTATTGGTGTGATGATGTTTCGATAACGAGTTTTTACAACATCACAGTTAAATGGAGTTAACTGAAACTTATGCATTTTTTTTATTTAAGATAAACTCAATATAATTAAAATCCTCGATAGTGTCAATTTCATAAGTTTTATCAGTAATAAAAGAATAAATTTTATCACCGTAAAAATTGTCTGAATTCATAAACACTTCAGGATTTACTATATCTATATATCCATTTGGTGAATACGTTTTGGGATAACTTTGTCTAGGTAAGTTAGTATCCATACCCTCTACAATAGGACTCCAATATATCCCGTCTTGTTTATAAAATTTGTAAACAGATTCTGAAGTTTCGTGGGCGGACCTAAGACTTGTGATTAATGATTTATTCTTTAAAAATACTTCAATAGCATCGTCTATAACTGAATGATTAATCAAAGGTGTTGTTGCTCGTAAATGTATAATTGGTTCAGTATAGTTTAATTCCTTACAAAAATGTCTGAAAGAATCGATATCTAACGATGTGTCAGTTGACAATTCAGAAGGTCTTATAATTATTTTACATCCTAATTTTTTTGATATCTCAATAATTTCTTCGTCGTCGGAAGAAACGTATATATCCGTAATTTTTTTTGATTCTTTTGCCGAAGTGATAACATATTCAATTAAAGGTTTACCTAATAATTTTTTTATATTTTTTTTGGGTATTCCTTTACTACCTCCTCGAGCTAAAATTAAAGCTATCATTTTTTTTCCGCTTTACAAATTAACATTGCCTCTTTTGAGAATCTAATTATTTTGTTTGTTTTTTTACCCCATAATACTTTTTCAAAAGGTGAGTAAGGTAAAGGTAATTTTTGAATTATATACCTAAAAATGTTTAAAAATGGATATTTCCATGTTAATGGTAACTGATACAAATAATCACATTCAGAGACAAATCCTGATAATTCACAGGCGGTTTCTAATGAGTATCGTGTAAAAGGGGTAACGTGAGTATGGTCAATATAAAATGCTTCTTTATATGAATGTTTCCAGCTTGGCGCCATACATATTAATACTCCCCCTTTTTTTAACATTCTATAAGATTCATCTAATAAAATATCTGGATTATGTAGATGTTCGACAACAGATTTTGAAAAAATAAAATCAAATTTTTCATCTTTAAATGGGTATTTTTTCTCATTTAAATTATATGACTTAAACTTTTTTGATGGTATATTTTCTTTAGCTGAGTCAGAAATATCTATTCCATATGCGTCTATACCACACTCAATGAAACACTTAGTTAACACACCGTCTCCACAACCAATATCTAAAATTTTATCACCCTTTTTTATATTATATTTTTTTATAATATAGTTAACTAACTTTTTTGGATAGTCTGTTTTATTCTCTTTATATGTTGTTTGTACGTAATTTGGATTAAATATTGAACTCATATTTTTTCAGTTTTGAATATAGTTTTAAGAATTGAATCTTCGCTGGTGTTTATTATCTCAATACCAAGATTTTTTACACTATCATTTATAATTTTAAAATCATTTAAAATATTATTTATACAGACATCAAATTCAATCACTGAATGAGGTCTCATATATGAATTATAATAACCTTTTTTATAATCTAAATCTACACCGGATATAAAAATTTTATTACAACCAAGTAATATTGATAACGCTAACATATGTATTGCAACTGTATCACCCGTACTATATCTTAAATCATAATTTGTAAATTTTTGTAATTCTTCTTGTATTGTTAATCTACCATCTATAAAATTTTTACATCCATTAGGGCAATTATTACATTTAGAATTATTAAAATGTCTTTGGTCGTACCCAATATAATTTAATCCTGAGGAGTTTTTTTCTATCCATTCTCTTGGGGTTGAGTCAACTGAATCCGAATGTACTATTGTTGTACCCTCATATTTTTTAAATCTTTCTAACATAAATGGAAATGTTTGCAATGAATTTGCAAACACCCAATAATCGGGTTTTAAATTTGTGTTAATATCAATATCATTACAACATATTAAAATTATTTCGTCTCTATTTTTTGTAATGTATTCTATAGTCTCTGATAAGGACGGACCTAAACCACATATAAATGCAGTTTTATTTAGATGTTTGTTTTTAATTTGCTCAAAATTATATTGTATCATTTGAATGGTGATTCTATTAAATTATTTTTAATCATTTCTCTATTGATTAGGTATAAAACGTTTTTAGGTTTTAAATGTATATCATCTACATAATATATTTCTTTAGTCGTGTCTCCATCAACTAAGTAATCATATATACTTAAAAATTTGTAACCTTTTTTTGAACACTCTTCCTTAACTCTTTGATTAAAATATTCTTTAAATTTTCTTCTTTCGCTATATGTACCTCTTGGTTTATCAAACGCTTCTGGATTTTCTCTATAATAGAATATAAACGGCTCTTCTTTTAATTCCGGTGTTACCGAAAATAAAATTATATTTTTATTATATAAATTGTCAATAAATTGAAAATACCTATCAATAATTTCATCTATTAATTCAATATAATCTTTGTTTTGTTCGTCCATATTTTTTTTTACTTGAGCTCTACAATCTATTTCACCAAAACAAATAAGAATATTTTCATCATAAGATACATTATTAATTATTTCATATACATTTGGTTTGTTAATTAAGTTGTATGCTAAATAAGGTCCGAACCTATAGGTATGATAAGAATCATATACAATTAATTCATTCATATTAAATAAACTTTCTTTATTAGAAAAAATACTAATATGACTATCACCAAAACAATTTATTTTTTGTATTTTTTTCTGCGTCCACCCTTCAAAAATAAATTCGTAATTAAAAATAGTATCATAATATACTGATACCTTTTCCAAAATTGAATTTCGTTTTTCAACATATCCGTCGACAAACCCGTGAAATTGTACCAAATAATTTTCAAAGACATTTAATTCAGGTATTGATGACAGATATTCTAATAATCTATACTCTTCCCCTTCAATATTAATTTTTATTAAATCTACTTGAAAAATTTGCTCCTCGAATAAAAATTCTTTTATAGATTTAAGTTTTATTTTTTCAGTTCTGTCGTTTTGTGAATATATTGATGATGCATCACCATTTGTGCTTATATATTCATCTCTTGTGATATCTGACAAACCAAAATTATAAACTTTTATATTTTCATTATTTTTATATCTATGTACTATCTTTTCATAGAATGATAACACAGGTTCAAATATATATATTTTTGGATTTTCGTATCTGTCAATACAAATTTGAGCAAAATCACCCATATACCCACCAACGTCAAAAATTACAGAATCTTTTTTTAATTCAAATTTCATTACATCATTCCAAGTTGGATTTCCCATTTTTCAAATTTTTATCAATTTATTAAAATACACGTCACTTGTATCTATATTTTTTTTAGCGGGTCCAAACCATTTTTTTGGTCCTATCACTATTTTATTTTCATTCTTATTTAACCAAGCCCCCCACCATGAAAATGACGAATTCGCTATAATATTATTATAACATAAAGACATCAAAATTAAATCTTCGTAATCTTTATTATTTTCACAATATATAACATTATCTAAAAAGTTAAAATTTTCTTTACACCACCTAATATCATCTGAGAAAATAAAAAAAGTTTTATCAGAACCAACTATAGATATTGCTTCTTTATAATATTCTAAACTTTGTGTTGGGTGGTGGTCTAATAGATTTAAATAATCACCTCTTCTTACATGTATAGAACAAGTGTTTTCATGTAATACTTCTTTATATTTTTCACGTATGTTATTAACAACTTCATCACAATAAAAAAAATCTAAAATTTTATTTCTGTTGTGTTTGAAATATTTTTCAGATTGAAAATATCCGTGAAGTGATGTTGGTAACATAAAATCAGGTATGGGTGAATAGTGAAAATGTGGTTCATTATATATTTGACTCGTAACAAAATTACCATCTAATATTAAATTTTTCAAAATATTGTCCATGTAAACGTCAATTGGTTTATGGACTACTTGGACATTATTTGGGTTGATAACAAATTTTTCACCCAAATCTAAAGATTTAGAATATGCTGTTGCGATTTGAAAAAGATAGTTCCCAAGACCACCCATTAAATAACAAGAAACCATATTATAAGTTTTCTTTTATGAATTTATACACATGTTCGTCAGGTAGTAAAAAGTTTTTACACTTATCAAAGTTTTCTCTAATAACATCTAATTTTGAGTTATAAAAATCTTCATTACAGTCGTTTAAAATTGTTTCTAACTCATCCATATTATCAAATATTAACATACCGTCAGTATTGAAAAAATCACCAATAGAAGGACACCCCCAATATATAGGAATCGTTCCTGTTGCAAAACAATCAATTAGTTTTTCTGTAAACCAATAATCTCTTTTACAATTTTCAATAACAACTGAAAAACGATAATCTTTAAGACCATCAATTTTAAAATTAATAGGGTTATAACTTCTACCGAACACATCCATTTTATCACCAAACTTTTGAATTACTTCGTGTCTTAATCTATGCCCGTCAGTGAATGTTTTATTAGATGAAATGACTGAAATGTTTTTACTTTTATCGTAAACTTTTTGTTCTTCTTTCGGTATCCAACAACACCCAAAAGGAATGAATTTTGTATTGTAATCTAAATCTAATAATGTTTTTTCATGTGTTAAAATGTAATCAAACTTCATTAGATTATTTCTAACGTAATCGTAATGTTGAGGTGCAACACAAACAGGCTCAATCAACCAAGCGATTTTATTTTTAGATGGTGGTAAATTTGATGTTAAAAAATTATCAGTAATAACTAAATTTTCAGTATTATTTGGTTGGGTTCTTTCCCACTCAAAATTTTCTGACTTTTGAAAGTCAGAACAATAACCTAAAATAGAGTGTGAAAAAGTATTATCTGCAATTTTTATTTTTTGTTTCATAATATCAATTTTTCGTATGGTTTAAATGTTCTGATTTTTTGAGTAATTGTTTGAACTTTAGGTAAATTAACCTTATGGTCATTTAATGGATTACTTTCATTATAAATGTAATTTATGTCATTCATAAATCTATAATGTTCAATACCACTCATTTCAGCCATTGGGTACATAAACGATAAATCGCCAGCAACCCCCCAATAATTTCCATATTCATCTTTTAAATCTTCCTGATTAATTTTTCTCCACAAAAATACTCTCCAAGTTCTTAGATGAGTTAATGTAAAAGTTTCGTTTCTAATATTATCAAAACTTGTATATGGCCTTGCAAACCCAGGTCTACCATCATGATATCTAAAACTACCATTCGCTAACCATACATCATCTGAATTATATGTATCAACAACTCTTTGGAATGTTTTTGAATCCGGTAACCAATCGTCACCATCAACCTCAACACAAATGTCGTTATCTTCAATATCAAACTCACCTCTTATTACTTGGTCATAATTTCCCGGTTGAAACATTTTAGTTTTATTTTCAATTAAAACAAATCTATCATCACCTTTAATAAAATTCTTTATTTTTTCAACCGTTCCATCTGTTGATAAATCATCAGTGATATAACATTTAAAATTTTTATAAGTTTGAGTCATAATTGTTGCTAAGGACCTCTCAACAAAATTCTCACAATTATATGTGGTAGTTAAAACTATTAGTTTCATCGGTTTAAAATTTTAATATATTCTTCTTTTATTTTTTTTGCAACTTCGATTGAGTTGAACTTTTCTACATCTGAAGGTACTTCATGTCTTTCTTTACTAAGAATATCACCTTTATCGTCTACTTGATAAATCCATCCTGGTTTGCCACATAACCACCCTTCTATCGTAGTTCTACCAAGTAAAATACCTGCAGTTTCCGTACAGTTTTTAACGTACTCCTCAACTTTATTAGTTGCTTGGAAATGTTTAACGTGTGAACTATTTAATAGTTCAGGTAAGTAATTTGATTTGTTTTCACCAACTAACCACAACTCTTTACCGATAGATTTTGAATACTCAACCAAATCTCGAATTGTTTTTTCTCTCAAATAATCAATAGTACCAACAAATAAAACATATGGATATGTTTTTGTATTCACGTTATTAAATCTATTTGTGTCGATTGGATTATATATTACATCTGTGTTAGTTTCATCTATGTTAAAATTATCAACAACATGTTTTTGAATTTCAGGTCGTATACAAATATACTTTTTAATTGAGTCGTGAATAAACGGATTTTCTAATTCAATCACCTCTGAATGTATTGTTGAAATTTTTGGGGTGTTTGGATACATATCACATACTCTTTGTGATATTGGATTATGTTGTACGTGAATGATATCAAAATTTACGTCTGACATCTTGTACAACATATTAGGTTGGCTTTGAACAAAACCTTGCGGTGTGTTCATTCCCCATTTTCCATCACCTAATTTATAACCAGGTGGGTTAGAGAATGGTAAAGTTTTAATTCCCTGTTGATTTGCTAATGTAGATAACGGACCATCAATATCTGAAAGAACCGTAATATCACAATTTAATTTTTTAAGACCCCTTGCAAGTTCATAAACATACATCTCTGAGCCAGTAAAAGTTTTAAAGAATAGTGATGATAGTAATACTTTAATTGGTGACTCTAATGTGAGATTTCTTTTAATTTTAACGGGAAGAAGTTCTTTGTGTTTTTCTGCAAATTTAATTCTGTTTTGTTCCCATTCGTCATTTGTTTGACCTATTGATTTGTGAGTTACTCTAACATCGTAGATAATTCCAATTTTTACATCTTCAATAAAGTTTCTAAATGAAAAATCCACATCATAAAAGTGAAAACCTTTTATTTCTTCATTAAAAGTTTGTTTAATATTTTTCTTATTTAAAACAATGAAAAGACCATCGACTAAAACCACGTCTTCGATTTGGTTACCTAAACTTGCAGAATATTTTGATTCCCATTTTTTACCTTCGTGTTCATGATTAACAATACCTTTCATTTTTGAAAAGTCTTCCCACCATTTTGCAGACTCAGGTAGTTGTGTTGAACCAGCAAGACCTAAAATTCCGTACTCAGGACTTCTTTTGAAATGTTTTAATATTTTACTACCCCAATTCTTACTATCGAAATAGATATCATCGTGACACAACACAACAATGTCATTTGTCGCTTGTTCTAAAATCATATTATAAGCTTCAGGTAGTGAATACTTACCCTCATTTTCTATTGGGATTATTTGTGGGTTTGGTACGCCGCACGTTTTCTTCAATAGTTCCACAAAACTATCGTCAATTTTTCTTGTTGAAAATCCTATTGTAATCATGATATTCCTGTTGAACCAAATCCGTTATCATTTCTATCTTTTGATTCAATATCTTTAACCTCAACTAAATCCACCCAATTACCATTTAAAACAGGACAAAGAACCGCTTGAGCAACTTTCTGACCTTTTTCTATTTTTATAGATTGGTTTGTGGTGTTAAAAAGAATAACTTTTATTTCCCCTTGATATCCACTATCAATTGTACCTGGTGAGTTTAAAACGAATAATCCTTGATTTAATGCTAGACCGCTCTTGGACCTGATTTGCACTTCATATGAATCTGCAATATCTAATCTTATCCCTGTTGGTATGAGTGCTCTTGAATTTGCACCAATAACAACTTCTTCGGCTGCTCTTAAATCAAAACCTGAATCTGACGGATATACATAACTTGGATTAACATTATCTGAAGTATTAACAAACTTAAGAGTTGCTTTAGTTATTTGTGTTGAATACTCATCATTCATCGACTCAAAGTGTTTATTTAAATCATCGGTACTTAGACCCATTTTTTTTAAAAACTCTTCAGGATTGTTCATATCAATCTCACCTAAGTGAGATTGTAAGTCTTTAATTGTTTTGAGTTGTTCTCTTATTTCTTTTATTCCTTTAAACATGTTATTTAAGAGATTTTAATTGTAAAATTGCGTTTATTAATACATCTACATCTTTTTCACAGTATTCTGCTATTTCCTGTAGTCTATTATGGTTCCAATATGCTTCATGAACCATTCCACCATTAATTGGTCCGTCTTTAGGTGTAGGGATATCTAAACAAGTGCACATTAAATCTAATGAACCAATCGCGGTGTATGCACCATACTGCCAAATCTCTTTCGTGTCGATTGCCTTTACTTCCCAAGGTTTAGTATCATATGAGGGGAGAATCTTTGAGGGCATAATTCCATTGATAATCATTCGTTTTGCCAACATAGGGATGTCAAAGTTTTTAAGGTTATGACCACAAAGATAAAAATCCAATTTATGACATCTATTCAAAAGGTCTCTAACCTCTAATAACAACTTGTGTTCGTCATCGTTAGAAAACGTTTGTTTTTTAATTTCACCATTTTCTAAAACAAATGCCATAGACACACAAACTATTTTCGCAAACTCAGGAACTAAAGCAGTTCGTTTTGCATAAACATCATTCATTTTTTGCATTTCTTCTTCGAGACCATTTGTTTCAACATTATCCTCTGGAAATCTTTTTAGGAACCAATCGAAATATTTAACAAATTGTTCTGCAATTTTAGGATGACTTTCTTGACAAGAACTCCAGTCTTTACATAGACCAACAGTTTCTATATCTAAAAATAAAATTTTGTTAATAGGTATGTTTATCATTTTACTAAGGATTTATATAATTCTGCTCTATTTTTTGTGACAACATTTAAGTCGTAAGTATCTTTTACTGTTTCATATAATTTTTGACCTAAATCATATGCGAAGTTAGGGTTATCAATTAACTTTTTCATATACTTTGACCAATCACTATGATTTCTTGCTTCATCTACAAGTAACGCATTACCATCTGTAAATTCACCTTTATTAAGTGCGTGTTTCAAATCAATAGTATAAGGACCGACATTAGATGCTATAATTGCCTTTTTATAAAATCCTGCCTCAATTACTTTAAGTTGTGATTTAACTCTATTGAATACATGATTTTTGATTGGTGCTAAAGATACGTCAAACCATTTGTAGTTGTTAGCATAACTTGTTACTGGTTTTGTCCAAACACGATTATAGAATGTTGAAGTGTTTGATTTATACTCTTCTTCTGTAAACTTCATTAAATAATCTTTATGATTTTCATCAACAAGTTTATAGTTGTCCGTGAATATTTCCTCATAACGAGCCCAAACAGTTTCTTCAGGTTTGATTTGTCTTTGTTTTTGTTCACCTGTTTGTTGATTTATTTCGGTTACGGTTCCACGAATATCAAATCCACAAAGATACATACTAAATTTATCCTTCAATGGGGTTAATTTATTCATTGTACCATCTAAAAGTTTCAAGTCGTGTAAGTGTGAAGAACCACCTAACCAACCAAATCTTAATCTATCTGACGGCTCGGTTTTTGCATTAAATTGAGATTCTTTTGGGTTAATTGCGTTAGGTAAAACAAAAACACTTTTATTGTATTTTGAAATTTCTGTTGCAAATACTGAAGTAGTAGTTGTTATGTGTTGAGCAACTTTAAGGTTCTCTATTATTTTTTTATGGAGATTAGTTTGAATTACCATTTGATGTACAGGATGTTCTTTTGTCGGTAACCAATAGTCGTCTAAGTCCATGATAGTAACAACACCAAGGGAGTTAAGTTTTTTGATTAGATTAACTGAATTATCGTACTCGTGAGCGATAGTCCTATGAAAATGAACTATGTCGTATTGTTTCCAATAATTTAAATCATTTATCTTTGGTTCATAATCAATATCGACATGAAATTCATCTGAGTGGTTATTTTGTAACATAACGTGTGGGTCCACACTTCTAAATTTACCCACTCCTGTTTTGTCAGATGGTAGTACTAAAACTTTTATTTTACTCATAAATATTTTTTTTACATAAAAGATAATTTAAATAAAACAAAAAATCCACCCCTTTTGAGAGTGGATTAATATCAATTTACAATGAAATTATTTTAGTTTTTTTACTGTGGTAACTTTACCAACAAACAAATGATTACCTACTTTAAATTGAATTGTATCATTAGATTTTGATGTAGATTCTACCAACATACCAGCGTCTTTAAGTTCTTCCCTTATAACATCTCTTACTGTGTCTCTAACAACGTCTCTAATCATTGACTTCATTTCATTCATATTAAAGTTAGAAGTTGGTTGTTTTGTTGTTAAATTTTTTGATGGTTCAGGTTGAGTTACCGTAGTATTTGGGTTCATACCCATTAATCTTTGAGCCCCCTCAATTATATCATTACTAATTACTGAACCACCGTTCATAGAACTTGGTTGTACTATTGGTTGCTCAATCATTAATCTTTTAATTTCATCAGGTAGTTTTGAATTTTTAATTCTACTTTCATCTAAAGGTTGTGACGGGTCAAAGTTTTGCCCTTGTTGTGTGACTTCACCTACATATTCTTGAGGAATATTATATGATGCGTTTGGCACCTCATAATTTTCAACCATCGGTGTTGATGGGGTAGCAGTTCCTCTATTTATTCCATTATGGGCATCCATAATTTTTTTTGAAATTGCTAATTTTTGCATTAAATCTGACATATTAAGCTAAGTTTTCTGTGTTATCAAAATTTGCGTTTAAAATAACGCTTGACATAAGTTTATCACCATCCGGATTGTAATCAGGTCTCATTTCATAAAAATTATCACCTTGTGGTTGATAAGTCAATATTTTAACTAATTTAAAAAATCTCCATCCTGGTATAGGGTTATCTCTTGTAACCTTAGAATGAGACGCCCCCTGTCTTTCCCATGCTCGTAATACTAATTCACCTTTTTTCGAGTACCCAACACAAACAGGTTCAATCTCACGGAATCCTCTACCATACTCTCTACCGTCGTAGTTGATAGTAATCACTTTTTTATTTCTAATACTATCTTGAACAACATCTAAATTTGCCGCTTCTAAAATTAAACTAGAAAGATTATTTAATAACTTCACGATACTGTGTAATATGGGTTATTTGGTGAAAATTTATTTATTTTTAAATCGTCTTTTCTTTCTGCGATGTCTGTAGACGTACCCGCAGCTTGATTATATACATCTAATTCGCCACCAGTACCCCTACCAATTTTATCACCATCTGCGATTGCATCTGGGTGTACTGATGAATATTGGTCTGCAGGATTAAAATCATTTCTTGGAAATAACTTTTTTCTTTGTTCTTCCGCAATTTTACTTAATTGATTATCAGGTTGCGAAAAATCCATTTTATCTGATTGGACTGCCATTATAATATTTTTTGGTATAGTTTATTCATTAATCTTATTTCTTGTTCAACTCTAACATCAATGTCACTATTAGTTTTTGAGTGACTATCTAATGGGTTAGATATCATTTGGTCTTTTTGGTGGCCATCAATAAATTGGTTCTGCATACCAGCATCCATTTTTATTTTTTTACCTCCTTTATCATTTTCTCTCCAAACTCTTAAAACCTCATCACACCATGTTTTCATTCTATCACCACCATTAAGGATAAACGGGGCGTCTTCTTTTCTACCACCATAGTTGTCGAACCAACTTTTTATTCTTTTTATCTGTTGATATGTTGCTTGTCTACCTTGACGTAATTGTTGATTTCTATTAAAACCCTCAGTGTTTTGATTTCCACCTACAGAATTAAAAGAGTCTTCTAAGTGTTTAACCAAACTATCGGGTATTATTGCAATTCTATCGTATAAATTTTTATTCATCTTTTAACATTTGAATTAATTCTTTGGCTGATATTCCGTGCTCTTTAGCCAATTTTTTAATTGATTTAATGTTTCTTAATAAAAGAGGATTGATTAAATCTTTTAATTTTCTTTTTTCCGTATTTTCTTCAGAGTTTTTATCTATAACGACATCTTCACCTATTTCTTTTTCTTTCAGAATTGGTCTACCAACAAAACCTTTTTTATTTTTATATGGTGATTTTTCATCTCTTTCAGGACTTTTACCAAATTCATCTTCCACTCTTTTTTCTGCCGACTCATCATCCATTTCTAACTCATCTTTGAAATAATCCAAAGTTTCTTTAGCGTCCATATTCATAGTATCCTTATACCCAAATGCTTTAATCATATTTTCTTCTTTAACATACCCCTCACCATAGTATCCGTACCATCCACGTAACAATGGGTCTCTTGGGTTTCTTGCCGCTGGTACGATTTGGTCAGTTGTTTTAGTACCAAGACCATTATTAGCAGGTGAAAGAATAGGAATGTCAGATGATAACCATGTTCCATCGTCATCAACAAGCTCAGTTACTTCCTGTTCCTTAGGTTCATCTTCAGAAGATTTTAATTTTTTTAAAAATATTTCGTGGGACTTACAAGGCATGTATTTTCTTTCACCATCTTCGTTGTGATAGTGAGAGCCGACACAGCCCAAAGTTTTTGCAACTCTTTCTGCCCTTTCTTCTGTAGAGTATTTATATGTCTTCATTGAGCTTTTTACCTATAAATACTTCAAACAAAGTATTTATCATAAAAAAGTATGCCAACTCAAAATTTAAATACATATTATTATCCAAAGTACAAAAGTTTTTTAAATTCAAGGCAATATTTTGATTTGACATTGGCTGCGGATGAAAGGGATTACGACGAAGAGGTTGTGTTCTCAACAGACATCATTGCGGCAAATGACGGAACAAGATTACCAATACGTTTAGATTTGAATGATACTGGTTCTTGTCCTCAACTTTCTATGTCTTTTGATGTATTTTATACGGGAGCTACTTTAGTATCTAAAAATTATTATAATCCGAATAATTTAGATTTAGATTGTATATCTGCTTTCACAGGAACTTGTGATATTGGCTTAGTTGCCACAGATAACGGATTGTATACTGGAATGACAGGTCAAACTCTTTATTATACTATGGGTGTCAGAGACGATTATAAGTTTCATCCGCACTATTATGATAGAAGAATGAAATTACATATGGTTACCGGTTACACCACACCACCTAATACTGTATTTTCAGGTAGACCAAAAACAGCAATGTATAATATAGTGTCTAAAACGGCACCATCAATAGGTTACTATCAAGAACTATACGGAGGATTTTACCAAGGATTTTATAAATTATTTGGGTATGATTATGAAGTCTTTCCTGAAAGATTAAATAAAGGTTGGACTATGGAGACGGTAATTAAGCCAAGAATTACTGATGAATATTCTATTAACACATCGACCGAAGAATACCTGAACACTCGTTACCCTCAAAATGCAGGAACGTTCTTTTATTTTGGCACTAGAGCTGAAAATAAATATTATCATTTTGCAAGTGGTAGTCCTATAAGTGATAGTGGATATACTAGAGTAACGTCTGGACTTACAAGTTTAAGTAGTTGTACTTGTAATCAATCGGGATTTACAAATGCGAATTGTGTTAAACTTTATCCTGTAAGTGCAACAACAGCTTATCATAACATTGGGTGTGGATGTGGCGCATGTACTGAACAAATACCTGTAGAACCTTTGGACCCCAAATTTGATGTATTATCGAATGCGTTATCAATTAGGTTTAGTGGATGCGCCGCAGACCCAAGAATTTGTGTTAAAAGTATTATTATTACTGGTGATTGTGTAACAACTGGTAGTTGTTCAACAACAGGTTTAACATTTCAAACAGGATATACTATAACCGAGGTTTGTAGTCCGCCAATTTATGATATATGTGATTATGTTTGTGAACAAATTTTAGAGGACAGATGGGTAATGGTTACTGCGGTTTTTGAAAGGTACACAACAATAGAAGAATGTGATTTATTAAATTTAGGTGGGTTGGGAGATATAAGAGAAGTAACTTACCAATCTATATTGAATAATACATCTTACAATTTAATAATGCCACCTGAAACGCATTCAGGTGGAACAAAAGAAGATAAAGTATATCGTGTTGTTTTCGATAGAAAATGGTTTGATGATGCTTGGTATAGATTAGGTAGATTAAAAATTTATATCAACGGATATTATTTTATGGTTATTGAAAACTTTGAAGAGATAATTCCGAGAGAATTGAATTGTGAAAAAGAAAAACAACTTGGAGTTCCATTCAACATATCGTGGGGCGGTGGGTCTCAAGGTTTACACGACCATTTAATATTTTCTGCAACTTCAGCGACAACGGGACCTTATACTCAGGACCCCGAGTTATTCCCTGATGAAATTTTATCTGCAACTACATTCAGCGGTTTAAGTACACAAATTTTAATGGAACAAAATTTCGGTGGAACTTTTATGGGAGGACTATCCCAATTTAGAATGTACACAGAAGCTTTTAATAGTTCACAAGTACAACATAATTTTAGAATTTTAAAAGATAGGTTTAATCTTTTTGATTACTGGTGTCCAAATTGTTTAACCCCAAGTTTACCTACCCCAACACCATCACCTACACCGACGGTAACACCAACTCCAACTCCAACCCCAACTGCCACTCCAACACCTACGGTCACACCAACTCCAACTCCAACACCTTCTGGTCAATTTTTAGCGGCGTTAGCAAGTTGTAGTAATACTAATCAACCAACACAATCTATGTTATTACCATTGGCATATCTACCGGTTACTGAAGGGGCGTTCTCAACTTGGTATACCTACACAGTAAGGGACACATTGGGTGATTGTTGGACAATTACAGGTCAATATTTTGATACTCCAACCACTCCAACTCTAACTTGGGATGGAAGTAACACATTGAATTTAATAAACAACTTTGGTTCTGGTACTTACGCAGGATGTGCTTCATGTTAAAATTAAAAAAATGGAATTTTTTATAAAACAAAATACAACTTTACCTATAGTCAAAATGGATGTAGTTTTTGATGGTAGAACAGATGCTGGTGAAAATTTTTACTCATTGATAGATAATGCTACTTTAAGGTTTTCTATGATTAGTGAAGAAACTGGTATTCCTAAAGTTAGTATGAAACAAGCATATATTGTTGCTAAAGACAAAAGAAATCCAGATTCACCGTGGGAATATTACATTTACTATAAGTGGGGTGCAAAAGATACTAACAAGAAAGGAAGATTTTTAGGTCAATTTTTAGTAGTTTTGGAAAGTGGGGAACTTATTTCACCGATTAGAGAAAATCTTTACATCAACATTATTTGACATTAAGACAACTCATTTTTATATTTATTGAAGAAGGGAAACCACGACTTAGTTCGTGAGAACAATAACCCAAAACTAAAAAATATAAAATATGGTTCCACAAGAAGAAATTGAACGCTTCCTATTAGGCGAAGACGAAGAAAAATATATCGTATCACTCGAATACGATTACAAATCATCTAAAATTTATAAGGTAATACAAGACCCTGTTAAGGGTAAATTATTACGCCCCGACACATTTATTCCATTTGCTTGGGTTGGTGACTTGAAAGGAAAAAACTTTTACAAGAACGATAAACACGCACAAAAACGTGCGATGAGTGAAAATGGTATCATCATAGAAAAACTTGAAACTCACGGTGATGAACGTTTAGAAAACGGATTAAAGTATTTGGTTAAAACAACCAAGTCATATTCTAACCTTGTAAACTTCTTTAAAGGTGGTGGATTAGACCCATGGGGTAGAGATAACACAGATTCAATTCAAATATTATCACCCGTAGAACAATACTTAATTCAAAAAAGTAAAAGACTATTCAAAGGTTTTGATGAATACGATGAAATCCACAGGTTTGTATTCGATATCGAGACCACAGGTCTTGACCCCAAAACAAGTAAAATATTCTTGATAGGGATGAAAGACAATCGTGGTTTTCTAAAATTATTATCAGCACAAAATGAAGATGAAGAACGACAAATGATTGTCGACTTCTTTAAGACTATTGATGAGTTGAAACCATCTTTGATTGGTGGTTACAACTCAGCTTTCTTTGACTTTCCATTTATTTTGAAAAGAGCTGAAATATTAAAAGTTAATATAAAAAAAATCTGTAAGACCTTGCATCCTGATTATACACTGAAACAAAAAGATGGTATCTTAAAGTTGGCAAACGAAATGGAACCATACGTTCAGACACAGATGTGGGGGTATAACATTGTGGATATTGCACACGCTGTTCGTAGAGCGCAAGCAATCAACTCAGACATTAAGAGTTGGTCTTTGAAGTATATCACCAAATTTATTGAAGCAGAAAAACCAAATCGTGTTTATGTTGAAGGAGATAAGATTGGTAAAATTTATTTTGATAACCTTGAATATTGGATGAACAAAGAAAACGGAGCATATAAAAAAGTTGGATTTGATTCAAAAATAGATGAGGTATGTAAAAGAAGAGATGATGTTTATAAATTAGTTACAGGTTCAAAAATTATTGAAGACTACTTGGACGATGACCTTTATGAAACGATGGTTGTCGATGAGCAGTTTAACCAAGCGAACTTCTTGTTGTCGAAACTTGTACCAACAACCTATGAACGACTTTCAACAATGGGAACCGCAACGTTATGGAAAATGATTATGTCCGCGTGGTCATATAAACATAACTTAGCTTTACCAAGAAAATTAGAGAAAAGAAAGTTTACAGGAGGTCTTTCTCGTTTGGTTCAGGTTGGGTTCTCTAAAAACGTATTAAAACTTGACTACTCATCACTATACCCATCTATTCAGTTGGTTCACGATGTGTTCCCCGCTTGTGATGTAACGGGAGCGATGAAGAGCATGTTAAAGTATTTCCGTGATACTCGTATTAAATACAAGAACTTAGCGAGTGAATATAAGTCTATTGACCCGAAACTTGCAATTTCTTATGACCGAAAGCAATTACCAATTAAAATTTTTATCAACGCATTCTTTGGTTCATTATCAGCACCACAAGTATTTCCGTGGGGTGATATTGATATGGGTGAACAGATTACTTGTACTGGTAGACAATACCTTCGTCAAATGATTATGTTTTTTATGAAAAGAGGTTACGTTCCACTTGTAATGGACACGGACGGTGTGAACTTTGAAACGCCACAAGATAGGGAGACATATAAGTATATTGGTAAAGGTTTGAACGGTCTTGTTAAAGAGGGTAAAGAATATGTTGGGGCTGAAGCGGATGTTGCAGAATACAACGACTTATTCTTACGAGGTGAGATGGGATTAGACATTGATGGTGTTTGGCCTTCAACAATAAACGTGGCTCGTAAAAACTACGCACTTCTCACAGACAAGGGTAAAGTAAAACTAACGGGTAATACAATTAAATCTAAAAAACTTCAAACGTATGTTGCCGAGTTTTTGGACACAGGTCTTCGAATGTTATTAGATGGTAAGGGTGGAGAATTTTTGGACTTCTACTACGAATATGTAGACAAACTTTATAACAGACAAATTCCTTTGGCTAAAATCGCAAACAAAGCTCGTGTTAAACAATCAATTGATGATTACAAAGTTCACATTACTAAAACCACTAAGTCCGGTAATATGATGTCTCGTCAGGCTCACATGGAACTTTTGATTAAAGAAGGTAAAAACCCTGGTCTTGGTGATACAATCTTCTATGTTAATAATGGTGAAAAGAAATCTCATGGGGACGTTCAAAAGAAAAAAGATGAATTAGTTTTAAATTGTTATTTGATTGATGAACGTGATATAGAAATGAATCCAGATTTATTGGGTGAGTATAATGTTCCAAGATATTTGGCGGCATTTAACAAAAGAATTGAACCATTACTTGTTGTTTATAAACCTGAAATTAGAGAAGACATTTTAATTGAAAACCCAAAAGATAGACCTATATTCACTAAAACCCAAACCGAATTAGTTCGTGGTTATCCTATGAAAGAAGCTCACCAAGATACATTAGAAGAAGTATTAACATTATCAGATACCGAACTAACGTTTTGGAAAAATGTAGGTATTGACCCTTATTATATGTATTTGGATGGAACTGTAGATTTAGTCGACACTGAGTGGGTTGAAAATAACAGAGTTCTAATGGAACAATATGTTCAACAACAAAAGAAAGTGGATGCTGACGAGTATTACGAATTTGATGTTGATGGTGATTTGATGGCTCTTAGTTTCGACTAAGAGTTCTTCAATCCATCAGAAGATAAAATATACCAATAATCTCCTATTTTTCTATATTCAACACAAGCTCCTTTATCTAATTCTATAATATCAAACTCCTCATCTATTGGTGAGTCTGCGGTCACATTTACTTTTGTTAATGCTTTAATTACAACGTGGTCTGTTGTTTTTGAATCTAAAAATAAATCGCAGACATCAATATCTTTTATTACTATTGCTGATTCACCATTTGTTGAATAATATTTGTTTGTTACGACAGCAACATCAGAAGTTACGATTTCGTGACCATTTATAATTCTTTTAGATGGTATTGACCTAAATACTGACATAAATATTAAATTACGGTATATGGACTTTGGAATGCCCTGAACTTTAATAATTTGTTCAAGTTCTCTGCTTGTAAAGCCTTTTGTTCCATCATTTTTTCAGGACGTAATCTTTCTAAACGAGTTTTTAATTCTTCCCATAGCATTGTTTTCTCATCTTTCGCTTCCGTTGCTAATGATGAATAGTCCATAGTTAATTCGGAATCAGGAGTTTTAAGATTACCACTAAACTTACCTCTCACTCTTGCTAATGTTTCTTTACAGTACGCGGTAAACCATCTTCTTACCCAAATTTGTGCGGGTGAATTTAACTTATCCCATCTTAATCTTTCTAAAGGAATGTCTGAAGGTAGTCTGACTACATCAGGATTATTTGCTAAACAATCTTCTCTGTCAAAAGTATCATAGTACCAATACCATACCCTGTAGTCATTATGTTTCATGTTACCAAAATCAAACTTACCACCCGGTACATTATAAAGATGAATTGCTTTTTTACCTTCCGGAAGTGCTGTTACTCGGTAAGTTAATTCTCCAGTAATAATTCTTCTTTTGATATTGATATCAGACATTCTTAAAAGAATATCGAATGCTGGTGTAATAAAATAATTACCTGTTGTACCTAATTGTGAAAATCCGGCACCACCACCTAAACCAATACCACCAAATCCTCCAAAACCACCCATGAATGGGTCGAAGTATGCTGCGTCCAATTCTGAACGTGAAAACCAAAGAAGTTCATTAAGTTCCCTACCTGCCGGTATTTCATAAATTTGTTGATTTGGTACTAAATCAATGTAATCTTTCTTCAAGACCCAATCGCCACCGGCTTGTAAACCAACAATTTTAGAGTAAGCATAAGTGTATTGAGTTTCCCAATCCATACTTCTTGTTGATAAAGCTCTCGTGATGGATTGTTCATCTAAGTTAAGACCATAAACTGAAGTCCACTGTGACTCAATTAACCAATCTTGTACATGTTGTTCATAATCTTCGATAGATAATTCTAAAAGAGAATCCAACATTTCGTCTTCAAGTTCCACTGAACGTAAAGGTGCACCCAAAAGATTACGTATTCTTTTGTAAAGTTTACTTCTTTCTGGTTCGTTGATAATAACTGTAGTTGACATAGATTTTTTTATATAAATATCCTACCAAAATAAATCTAAACAGACTTCTTTTTAATTTGTGTTGTATATTGGTCGTTTACAAACCCCCAATTCACAACTTTCCAAAAGTTTTTAATGTATTCGTCTCGTTTATTTTTATATTTTAAGTAGTACGCGTGTTCCCATAAATCTAAACCAAGTAATGGGTAACCATTTTCTTTTTCGGTATTCATTAAAGGATTATCTTGATTAGAAGTTGTAACAATTTTTAATCTATTATTTTTTGTTAAAATTAACCAAGCCCACCCTGAACCAAATTTAGTTTTAGCTTCTTCACTAAATTGCTCCTTGAATTTTTCAAACGAACCAAAATCTTTTTTTATTTTAGAAAGTATTGGGTCCGATACTTCTTGTTTTTTTGGCGATAACATCTTCCAAAACAAAGCGTGATTAAAAGCACCACCACCATTGTTTTTAACAACATTATTAAATTTTGAAATCTTTTCTACGATTTCTTCTAAATCTAAATCCTTACCTTTAATTTTTTCTAATTCAACATTTAGTTTTTCAACATAACCCTTGTAATGTTTGTTGTAGTGGGTATTCATTGTTTCACCATCAATAAATTTTTCTAAAGAGTTATAGTCATATGGAAGTTTATCAACACTTACTTTTTTAATTTCGGTAATTAATAATTCTTTTTTTGAAGATTCAATTTCTAATAATGTTTCAATTTTTTCAATTTGCTCTGAAAAAGATTTATAGATAATTTTTTCCATATCCTTATTATTTTTTTCAAACTTTTTAATTTCTTGAGACGCCTGTGAACTTGCTTCATCTTCGTTTTTTCCACCAATATCTTTTCCTTTTTTTCTTTTCAAAACGGTTCGTTGGTATTCATGTGACCATTCATGAGCCAATGTTCTTAACACATCACGATTCAATCTATCTTTTACTAAAATTTTAAGTTTGTTTTTATCGGTTCTCGAACCTGTAGTCATTTCGCCGGTTCTTTTATTTTGGAATACAATATCCAAATTATCCTCTAATGGGTAATTTTTTTTAAGTTGTGAAATAAAATCATTGATTAAAACTTTATCCTCTTTACTTGGCTCAATTCCAATATATTCAACATTTACGTCCATGATATATAAATATCATCGGTTTTTAGAAATCATATTTAACATTTCTTCAATTATCGACGCTTCGTCAAATGTATCATCACCCATTACCGTTGATATGATTTTTTTCTTTCTATTTAAGATGTCGTAAATTGCGCCTTCAATACTATTTTCAAATAGGGGGTAATATACTGATGTTGAATTTTTTTGTCCAATACGGTGAGACCTGTCTTCTGCTTGTGAATGTTCTGCAGGTACAAAAGATAAATCATTCATGATTACGGCTTCTGCTGAGGTTAAAGTAATACCAACACCAGCAGCTTTCAAGTTTCCGACAAATACTTTGATTTTATCATTTGTTTGAAACTCATCAACGGCATTTTGTCTGTGGAACTTAGAACAACTACCATCCAAATAAACAGCTGACTTACCAAAGTGGTTATAGATTTGATTTAGTGTGTCGGTAAAGTTTGTAAATATAATAACCTTTTTACCTTGTTCTATAATGTTTTCAGCTAACTCAATTGTGTTATTAATTTTTTCTTGTGCAATAACTTTTCTAACTTTCATCAATTTTGAAAACTGAATTGTAAGTGATGAAGACTCTTCAGGATTTTGGTCGTACCAATTGAAATACTCACCCATTAACTCTTCGTAATCTTTTGATTTGAGTCTCAAATATACAGGAGTGATAATTTTTTCAGGTAAATCTAAAACGTCTTCTTTTAACCTTCTTAAGATGTGTGTTGAGGTTCTTTCTCTTAATTCTTCTAGATTAGATGCTCCCGTAACATTCCATACTTTTCTTTTTCCAACACTAAATTGGAATCCGTTACAATATCTTTTAGCATAAGCCATCCAATTCATTGCTACAGGACTATCAACAAGGTTTAATAAATTATAATAATTCATAGGTCGCGATGTCATAGGTGTTCCTGATAACAACCAAACTCTATTTGATTTACTTGCAATGTCGTTGGCAATTTTTGTTCTTTGTGCTTGTGGATTAGAAATCATGTGAGCTTCATCCATAATAACTAAATCAAAATTAATCTTCATTATTTCTGATTTTTCCTTTTCTTTAGTGTCGTGGAAATTTTTTAAGATATCATAGTTCACAATAACAAAATCATGTTCATCTGAAAATTTCTTACCTTCTGCAATATATACGGTTCTATCTGAATAATTTGCAATCTCCCTCTGCCAATTTATTTTCAAAGACGCAGGACACACAATTAAAACTTTCTTAGCTCCCGTTTCTAAAGCGGCAATGATAGTTGATGTTGTTTTACCAAGTCCCATGTCATCAGCCAGAATAAACTTTTTATTTTTTACAAGTTTTTCAATAGCTTCTTTTTGATGTTCCATAGGAGGTCTATGGGTATATTTGTCGTAATCAATAGAAATGTTTTTAACTTCATTATCTTTTAATAAAGCCGATTTTGGCATCCAAAAATCGTGTAAAGTTTCACCTGAAAAGATTTTACCCCAAATATGATAAGCTTTATCTTTTTCAACCAACAACTTCTCAACATAAATTTCTGAAGGTTCTTTGGTATACATTTTATCCTCCATAAGTTTTTTATTAAAATATGAATCTAATTTGATCCATTTTTTTGCAACTTTTGGTTGTATCGTGTTATAGTTATTGATATAATCGGCCTGAGGTCGTGTAGGAACAAAAGACTTACTATTTTGTTTTTTGTGTTTTAAATTAAGGATATAGTTATTTGACCCTTCATAATCGTCTAAAATTAAAAGGGCTTTTGATTCGGGTGTTTTAGGCACAAAATCTTCCATTATATATTAAAATATAATAAACAACCATAAAAAATCAATCAAAGTATTTATAGGTATGGCAGATAATAGAGTTCCAATAACCAGACTAAATAAGTTTTTTTCTGAACAAGACTTTGACTTAGACCTTTCTATGGGTGAAGAATGGTTACTTGGTGATATGAATTTTTCATTGGTTTTGTATAGAGTTGACAGACAAAGAACCGATACGGACGATGTTTATGGTGAAGCTATTTCAGACACTATACAGTTTCTACCGCCTGTAGAATTTAAAGGTTATGTAAAAATTGACGCACCAACAAATACCGATTTAGGGTCTTCAAAACTCTATCAATCTGAACCGGGTAATTTGACAGTAAGCGTTTATCAAAAAACACTCGTTGAGTTGGGTATAGAAATATCTTTGGGGGATTACATAGGTTATTATGAAACAGAAAATAGAGTAAGGTATTATAGTGTGGTTGACGATGGAAGGGTAGTTTCAGATTTAAAACATTCCTATGGTGGATATAAACCTTTTTACAGGACAATAAAAGCGGCACCTGTAACCGATAATGAATTTAGAGGTATATAAAAATGGCACTACCAAAGCAATTTATTAAAAAATTACCTTTAGTTCCTGAAAAAGTAGGAAAAGAAAGAAGGCAAGAACTTTTGGATGAAATAACCGATAAAGGTACATTTTTACCAAAAGGAGTTTTACATGCAGATTTAGATAGGGGAATGTTAGATTTTGTAAAAAATCAATTGGAACTATCAGTTGACGAGAAAAAAGTTCCAACAATCGATAGGATTATAACAAATCAAAGTTGGATACAGTTTACCGAAACTTGGGATTTTAAAGATTTAGATAGTAATGTAACATTGCCATTTATTTCAACTGTTAGAATGCCTGAAGTAAAATACGGAACAAATAATGCAGGAAGAGCCAATATCCCCGAAAGAAGACAATTTTTTTATTACAGTGTCCCAACTTGGGACGGTCAAAGAAAGGGTGCCGATGTATATAAAATACCTCAACCAATACCTGTCGACATTACATACAATGTTAGAATATTTTGTAATAGAATGAGAGAGGTAAATGACTTCAACAAAATAATGATGAGAACATTTACTTCTAAACAAGCATATACCCAAATAAAAGGTCACTATATCCCTTTAAAATTAGAAGACGTTAGTGACGAGTCCGTAAAAGACTTAGAAAAAAGAAAATATTATGTTTCAACATATAAAATTGTAATGATGGGTCTTTTAATTGATGAAGAAGAATTTGAAGTTACACCTGCTATTTCAAGACAGTTAACTTTATTTGAGTTTGATACAAGAAGAAAAACTAAAAAGGTCGTAATCGAACCACCAAACCCAACTGATTTTACGTTAGATTTTTTATTTGTTGCAGGTAATACCTCGTTGACTGAGGTTTTTAGGTATAATGCAGACATCAAAATTTTAAGAACTTCTAATGTTGAGAACTGTTATGACTTAACTTACAGTTCAACAACTAATAACACCTTAAACTATACCAATTGTAATGGGTCGAGTACTACGGTTTCTTTATCACCCGGTAGTAATGGTAATGTGTGTGCGTTAGGTGGATCAACACCAACATTAACGAATACCACAGGAGGTACATTAAATTATGGTTCTTCATGTACACCAGGTTATTCTGTTTACATAACAAGAAATAATGTAACATATTATTTGGGTGATGATATAGAGACTATACAGGTAAATGAAGGCGATACTTTAAACATACAAGTCAACAAAATAAATGTATCCGAATCGGCAACTCTTTATACTAATGTTACGCTAGTTTAATCATTCACCATAGATATCTTTTACTTCTTTGCAGTTTTCCATTATTAAGTTTTCTAAAAACTTATATATCTTCAAACCCTTTTTGTCACAATACTTTTTTAGTGTTTCATGACTTTGTATGGATATCTTAATATTTTTAATTTTTTTCATTAAGAATAAATATTTGTTTGGGTAGAAAAAAGGCAGAAAAAAAACATACTATCTTTAAAATATTAGTTTAAGGGTCAGATTTTTACTTTTTGATGATGTATTTATAGATAAAATAAATCATTTATTAATAACTAAAAATGGCTTCATCAACAAAAGTATTTGTGTCTCCCGGTGTGTATACATCAGAAAGAGATTTAACATTTGTTGCACAAAGTGTGGGTGTAACAACTCTTGGTTTAGTTGGTGAGACTCTTCAGGGTCCCGCTTTTGAACCAATTTTTATAACAAATTTTGATGAGTACCAAGTATATTTTGGCGGTACTTCTCCTGAGAAATTTGTTAACACACAGATTCCTAAATATGAAACATCATATATTGCAAAATCTTACTTACAACAATCAAATCAGTTGTTTGTTACGAGAGTTTTAGGTTTGTCAGGATATGATGCGGGACCGTCATGGTCAATTACTACGATTGGTAATATTGACCCGTCTACACTTTCTGCTACGACAAATACGGGAGCTCAGACAATTCAGTTTACAGGTACAACAGGTTCAAGTTCTAATATTACTATAACTTCAGTACCTGCTGGATTATCTTCGGATTTTTATAGTACCTATACACAATATGATGGAGGGACTTCATCTTTAAACGCTGACTTCCAATCATATATCTCAACGCAACTTGGGTACTACACAACGTCTTCACCTTTAAGTGGTACATCTTCTCAATTTTGGGGGTCTGTAAGTCAATCGACATTCAATTCAGTAACCGGTGTTACGTTGAATGGTATTGGTTCTGTTTCCGCAAATACAGAAACGTTTGGAGTACCAAATGTACTATTCTCCTTAACGAATGTTTCTGCTTCTACAAACGACGCATGGTATTACGCTTTGTTTGATTATACATCAGCAAATCCTGTCGGAACATATGCCGGTTATGGATTTGGTGCGACAATTGCAACAATTGCAGGTACTCCTGTTTCAGGTGTATACTCAGGTACGGTATCAGTTTACTACAGTAACTATGTTGCAACTGCAAATACTACTTGGGATAATCTTGTTGTAACAACTTTAAGATCTAGAGGGATTACTAATTACTCTTCTTCACAAAATGGACCACTTTATCAAGTAACAGGTACAACTGATGTTAACATGATTTGTACAGGCTCATATTCTGGAGTTTCTACAGACCCATATGCGACATTTGTAATATCTGGAATAACTAAAGACTCCGATACTTTTAGTTTTGAAACGTCCATGCTCACTTCAGATTCTGAATATATTTCGAAAGTTTTCGGTAGAAGTAATTTTGGTAAAGATAGAACGGAAGTACCTTTATTTGTTGAGGAAGTTTATAGTAGTTTACTTTTGAATGGTTATAGACAAGGTTACGTAAGAGGATTAAATTGTGACTTAGTTGCATTACCAAATGCCAGACAACAACTTAATACTGACTCAATTGGATTCTATTTAGAGCAATACCAAACACCTGAAACGCCTTATGTTGTTTCAGAATTAAGAGGGAATAAAGTTTATAAATTATTCAAATTTAAATTAATTTCCGATGGTAATGCTGCTAACCGATTAGTAAAAATTTCATTAGCAAACATGTCATTTAATAATAGAACATTTGATGTCTTTGTACGAGATTTTTACGATAACGATCAAAATGTTAGAGTAATTGAAAGTTTCACAAACTGTTCATTAGACCCAACACAAAATAACTTTATCGCTAACAAAATTGGTACTGCAAATGGTGAGTATAACTTAAACTCTAAATATATAATGTTAGAAATGGGTGATGAGGCTCCTGAAGACGCACTACCTTGTGGTTTTGAAGGGTATACTATGAGACTCTATGAAGATGCGACACCGCCGTTCATTGTTTATAAAACTAAATATTTAAAACCAGGTGATGTTATTTACAACCCACCATTTGGTTCTACGTCAGGAGGGGATAATTCCGTAATATCTAATGGAGAAAACCCTAGAAAGGCTTACTTAGGTATCTCTAACATTACAGGTGTTGATTATGATTTCTTCGATTATAAAGGTAAACAACTACCTGCGAACATAGAGACTGATACGACAGGTCCTGTTTGGAATTACCAAGTAAAAGGTTTCCACATGGATAGTGGGGCAACTATAGTAACTATAGCCGCAGGATACTCAACTTCGGGACAGTCAGCATTTGAAGTAGGTGTTGGATCTTTTAACTCAGAACCTACGGATGCAGATAATCCATACTACCGTTTGAATACACGTAAATTTACTTTATACCCTGCAGGTGGATTCGACGGATGGGACATTTACAGAGAATATAGAACAAATTCAGACACATTCGCATTAGGACAGACAGGTTATAAATACGGAGCTGCTCCGTCAGCAACATACCCTACTGCTACAGGATGGGGGGCGTTCAAGCAAATTTCAGGTCCAAACCAAGAGACTTGGGCTAACACTGACTACTACGCTTACAAATGGGGTCAAACTACATTCAACAATCCCGAGGCAGTTAATATCAATGTATTTACAACACCAGGTATTGATTATGTAAACAACTCTAACTTGGTTGAGGATGCGATTGATTTGATAGAATCAGATAGAGCAGACTCAATTTACATTTGTACTACTCCTGATTTCAATATGTTCCTACCGACATGGAATGATGTTTCTGAAGGACTAATTTACCCTCAAGAGGCTGTAGATAATTTAGAAGAGACAGGTATTGATTCAAATTACACCGCAACTTACTACCCATGGGTATTAACAAGAGACACAGTAAATAATACACAAATTTATTTACCACCAACCGCTGAGGTAGTAAGAAACTTGGCTTTAACTGATAACATTGCATTCCCTTGGTTCGCATCTGCGGGTTACACAAGAGGTTTGGTTAATTCAATTAAGGCGAGAAGAAAATTAACTCAAGAGGATAGAGATACTTTATACAAAGGTAGAATAAATCCAATTGCTACGTTCTCTGATGTTGGTACTGTTATTTGGGGTAATAAAACTTTACAAATTAGAGAGTCTGCACTTGACAGAATCAACGTAAGAAGATTATTACTACAAGCAAGAAAATTAATTTCAGCGGTAGCGATTAGATTATTGTTTGAACAAAATGATGATAAAGTAAGACAAGACTTTTTAGATTCAGTTAACCCAATCTTAGACCAAATTAGAAGAGACCGAGGTTTAATTGACTTTAGAGTGACTGTCTCAAATACTCCTGAAGATTTGGATTCTAACACTTTAACTGGTAAGATATTCTTAAAACCAACAAGAGCATTAGAATACATTGACATCGAGTTTGTAATTACACCAACAGGAGCATCATTTGATGATGTATAATACAAAATAAAAAAAGGGGGATAGAAATGTCCCCCTTATTATATTTATATTAAAAAAACTATGAAAATAGAAAAAAAAATTATCAAAGAAACTTTAGGAGATAAAAAACAAAATGTTGAAACTTTTTCTTCAAAAAAACAAAATGTGATTATCACTGAGTCTCAGTTAGAAAACTTACTTAAAAAATTAAGAAAATAATGGACATTAAAAAATATGTTTACAATTACTTAAAAAAAGTAGTTAATGAAGGTATTGATGAATCAGGTACACCTGACACTAAATATTACGCCTTTGATTGGGATGATAATATCGTTTTTATGTCAACCAAAATTATGGTAATGACTGAAAATGAAGAAGAAGTAGGTATGTCTACTGAAGATTTTGCTGAACACAGACACCAAATAGGTAGTGAACCATTTAGTTATAAGGGTACTACTGTTGTTGGTTATGCAAAAGAACCATTCAGATTCTTTAAAGAAATGGGGGACAAAAGATTTGTCATTGACTCGATGTTAGCAAAACCAGGTCCGTCTTGGAATGATTTTGTTGAATGTATAAACGGTGGTTCAATTTTTGCGATTATAACTGCGAGGGGTCATAATCCATCGGCATTAAGAGAAGCTGTTTATAATTTTATTGTGAGTAACCATAATGGTATTAACAGTAGAACCCTGATAGAAAACCTCAAAAAATATAGAAACTTCTTTTCAGAAGAAGAAAATATAAATGAACAAATAGAGGTAAATTTTTCAGATAAAGAACTTATTGACGAATATTTGGACCTTTGTGTATATGAACCCGTAACTTTTGGACAAGGAAGTGCTGCGAACCCTGAGGAGTTAAAGATTGTTGCAATGAGAAAATTTATTGTTTATTGTCAAGATTTAGCGGCGGAGATTGGGAAAAAGGCTTATTTTAAGAATGATATAAATAACCAAGAGTTCACACCAAAAATAGGGTTTTCAGATGACGACCCAAGAAATATAGAGAAAATGAGGGATTTTTTAAGTCAAGAATATCCAGAAGGACCAGTAAGAACATATTTAACTAAAGGAGGAGAAAAGAAAGAGTATTAATTATTTTCTAGTTCTAGTTAAAGAATATTTCTAAATATAATTAAAGTAAATAGAAAAAATTGTTTCTGAATATATTTATATATAAAAATAAAAGAAAAAACAAAAATTTAGACAATGGCTGATTTGTTAATGAAAATGCCCTTTCAGTATGAACCTAAAAGAGCTAACCGATTTATATTGACTTTCCCTACTTCTTTAGGGATTAACTCTTGGTACGTAGAAAGTACATCAAGACCAAGTATCAAAATTGAATCAAAGGATATTCCATTCTTGAACACTAAAACTTATGTTGCTAGTAAATTCGAGTGGGAAACTATCAGTGTGAAATTCCGTGACCCAATCGGACCTTCAGCTGCACAAGCACTTATGGAGTGGGTAAGATTACACGCAGAGTCCGTTACAGGACGTATGGGTTATGCTGCAGGTTATAAAAAAGATGTTGATTTAGAAATGTTAGACCCAACAGGAGTAGCTGTTGAAAAATGGATTTTACAAGGTTGTTTTTTAACTGACGTTAAATTTGGAGACGTAGGTTACGACAAAGATGATATCATGACTATAGATGCAACATTAAGACCTGATAGATGTATTTTGGTTTACTAAAATAACAAAATTAAAATGTATAAAACCCACTCACAAGGTGGGTTTTTTGTTTACAAAAATATGTTGTAAAGTATATTTAAAATAAAAATATTATGAATAGTGCAGAATCTTACGGTCAAATGGACTTCAACTTACCTCACGATGTTGTGAAGTTACCAACTAAAGGTTTATTTTATAGACCAAAAAAAGAATCTCTAAAAGTTGGGTATTTGACGGCCAACGATGAAAACATGTTGATGTCACCAAATATTAGTTCAGATGGTATTGTTTACAGTTTATTAAAAAATAAAATCTATGAACCGGGATTTGATGTTAATCAGTTATTGAACGTTGATGTTCAGGCTATTTTGATATTTTTGAGGAATACTTCATTTGGATCTGAATATAATTTTTCTGTTACCGATCCTGCAACAAATAAAAAATTCGATATTACTTTACAGTTAGAAGAATTAAATGTTAAAAAAGCAATACACGAACCTAATGAAGATGGTTTCTTTACTTTCCAATTACCTAAGACTAAAAAGAATGTAAAATTTAGGTTATTAAATTTAAAAGACGAAAAAGAAATAGATAGTTTGTCTGATAGTTACCCACAAAATATGGTTGCACCTGTAGTGACTAAAAGATTAGAAAAACATATAGTTGAAATTGACGGGAACACAGACAAGTCTAAAATATCTGAATTTATTTTAAACATGCCAATTTCAGACTCTAAAGACCTTAAAAAATTTATTAAAGAGTGTGAACCACAATTAGATTTAACAAGATATATTACAGCCCCGTCAGGAGAAAAGGTAACAGTTAATCTGTCCTTTGGGGTTGAATTTTTTCGGCCTTTCTTCCAATCATAAAATTAATTTATTAGATGAGTTTTATTATCTAATAAAATACGGTCATTTCTCATATCAAGACTTACTTAAAGTACCAACTTACGAAAGAAAATACTTCGTAAACAAACTAATTGAAGAGTTCAATAAAAAATAGTTTTGCGTATTTATATATAAAATTAATCCATGTTACTTTTTGCTGACACTATTTTAGATGAATTTGACCAGGCCGGTACCGGTTATGGTGATGTTATAAAAAACCTTGAAGGGGCTTTTAAGAAAGGGGTTACAAATGCAGTTGAAACAACACTGAACAGTCTTACCGCAATGGAAGACAGTACCAAAAAGTTGAATAGAACAATCACATCAGGAATGGTTGTTGGTACAGAAAAACTTAGAAATAGTTTAATTAGTTCTTACAATGAAACTGTAAAATTTGGCGGATCATTTACAGATTTGACGGATGTCGTAGAAAATCTTAACTCAGACATGGGTAAAATGACTTTACCTTCAATAGAGGCGACAAAACAAATGGTCGCTCTTTCAAAAACGACAGGTATTGCATCAAAAGAAATGGGTAAATTAGAAGGTTCATTTGTTCGATTACTCAAATCCCAAACAAAAAGTGCTGAAAAAATGGCAGAGATTGCAAAAATAGCAAGACAGTCTGGACTTGACGCAGCAAAATTATTAGAGGGTGTTAATAAGAATTTACAATTAGTTGATGCTTATGCATTTAAAGGTGGAGTTGATGGTCTAACACAAATGACAGCAAAGGCTCAGTCTTTGAATGTTGAGTTAGGGGATATAGTTAGTGAACAGACTATGGATGATTTGTTGGACCCTGAAAAGGCCATTCAAATGTCGCAAACACTTAGTATGATTGGTGGATTTGGTTCAGACTTAACGAATTTTACACAACTTTTAAATGCTGGAAGAAACGATGTAGGGAAACTACAAGATTCATTTATTAATCTCGCACAATCAGCATTTAAGGTAAATGATGCAACAGGTGAAATAACGATAGATGCACTACAAAGAGATAGATTAAAGGCATCTGTTGAAGCAATAAATGGGGACTACAAAAAGTTCATTCAAATTGGTAGAGAGGCGGCAAAACAAAAATTCATTAGTGACAAAATGTTGGCACAAGGAGTTGACATTTCAGGTATACCACAAGAGTCAATGAACTTAGTAAAATCTTTAACTGAAATTGGTGAAGGAGGGAAGTTAGAATTAAGAATTCCTGGATTTGAAACAACTGATTTAGTAAAATCGATAGGTGATAACCCGAAAGCTCTTCAAGCAGCCTTAGAAGAATACCAAAAAAAGGCAAATCTTACTGACCGTCAGTTAGCTGAACAATCATTAACTGTTGAGGAAACCCAACAGAAAGACATGAGAATCATTAGAGATACTCTGCTTAGGGGTTTAAGTGATACTGAAAAAACCAATAGAATCAAAGAAGTGTATGGAACTTCAGAACAATTAATGAAACCTACACAGGACAGAGCTGATGCCTTCGTAGCTGGTGCTAAATCTGAAATAAATGATATAAACACCGCAATAGCGAGACAAAAACAACTTATAAAAGACGCGTCAACAGAACCTTCAAGAGCTGAAATGTACAGTGATAGTGATAAGGATATTAAGTTTGATAGGGTAGATGACGCATTTTTTGGTGAGGGTAAAAAAGTTTTATCTTTAGGAAAGGGTCAAATGTTTGATTTTATTGAAGATGACCAAGCGATGTTTGCCCCTGATTTAGATAAAAAAATAGGATTACTAAAAGACGTGTATATGCAATCACAAAATTTAAGTGATAATATACCAACTTTAGAAATTAAAGAACCAACCTTAAGACCAATTCCACCACAAGAAATAGTAACAAAATCTGAAACCACACAAAATACAAAACAAACCATAGATAATAATTTCAATATTAGTGTTGATTTGAATGTTAAAGGGTTAACATCAGGTCCGATAGCAGACATGTTGAGTAGAGATGCAGAATTTCAAAGAAATCTTAAAGACAAAGTGATGGAAATATTCAGTCAAAGAAATTTGTTATCCAAGTCAAAATCCCGATTCGAATCATAAAAAATAGTATTCAATCTATTTATTAGAAAAACAATAGATGAATAGTCCACTTTCATTTAATTCGACTGAAAACTTCAGAAAAAAACTACAAGTTCGTAACCTCGAGCCTTATAAGGTCGACGGTTCGTTTAGTTTCGATGTATTAAAAGTAGCATCCGAAGTTACCTTGGTAGATTATTCTGTTAACAATTTACCTGATGTTACAGTCGAACAAAAAATTCAAGAAGAAAGATTAATTAAACAAAATAAGTTTAATCCTAACGGTGGTTTTGGTGATACAATCATTATTAATATTAATAAAAATAATAAAAGTAATTTAGGTAGTTACGGTTTTCAAAACACAATTGGGTCAGAACTTGAAAATGTAGGTGATGCAACTGAGAAATTGTTGTACGTACAAAACATTTATGGCCCTACCGACTTTTCAAATTCATTTGGTAATACAATAGATATTAACAAAAACCTTAACTCAACATCTAATAAAGGAGTTTATGGTTATATAAATACACAAGGTAGTTTATTAGAAACTTTTGGTGTACAAAAGGAAAATGAACTTATAATTATCAACCAATACGGTCCTGATGGAAATGATAGTAGAAGTACTGTTACTCCTAATGTTAACAAACAAACAAAGGCGAATGAAGGTCATTATGATTTTATAGACACTATTGGTAGTGAATTAGAAAAAAGGGGAAGAACACTCAAAGAAGAACAAATAGTAATAAATCAATATGGACCTGAAGGACAACAAAGCCAACAGACAATTAATCCTAATATAAACAAACAAACCAACGCAAATGAGGGTAATTACGGACCTTCAGATGCTATTTCAAGCCCATTAGAGTTAGAGGGAGATAGATTAGAAATTTTATTAAGGGTCCTTAATAAATTTACACCTAGTAATAATCAACTAGGTTACGGAAACTCGGTGTTGTTTCCAACAGTCACACTCGGGTCTAACCAAGGTGATTACGATTATGTTTCTAATGGTCCTAATATTACATCTGACCAATCTAGAGTAAACGCATATACAACAAACTTCTTCGGACCTGAAGGTGGTTTTAGAGGGCAAGTTAATCCAAACATCAACCAACAGACTAAACCAAATTCTGGACCATATAGTTACGGTTCATCATCTCCAAATTTAACAACAGAGCAATCACAAATAATATCCTATTTGGCTAATGTGTTTGGACCTGAAGACCAACCAAATGGATTCGGGACGATGATAAACCCAAATCTTAATTTTCAAACTCAGGCAAATAAGGGTGAATATGATTTTACCGCATCCGCCCCGAACAAGACTACAGAACAGTCAATTCAATATAACTATATAAAGAACTTATATAATACAGGGGAAGGTACTTATGAACCATTAGTAATTGATGAGTTTTTTCCTGACACATTAAATAGACCATATGCTAACAGTGACACGACTTTTTCGTTTGTTGCGTCATCATATAGTCCGTTTTCTATACTAACAAGTGATAATCCTAACGGCAGTGAAGGGTCATTAAGTAATGATTCTAATTTAGCTAAAATTGCTGCTAAAAAATTACAAGAAGAGTTCCGTTCAAGAGTTGCTACAGAATTATACCAACAAACTTTAGGTAGGACAATATTATCTAACTCATCTGTAACGCCTAATTCTGGTGGGATAGGAGGTAATCCGTCGATAGATCCGTTCGAAATATTGGGTGTTGCGTCAAACAACGTACCACTTATACAAAAAAATTATACAATTACTGAACCATCAACAATTGTTGGAGACGTACTTAGTTTTACCTCAAGATTATCAGGTTTGTACTCACCATATTCAATTATACCTGGCGAATACTTTGATTATCCTGATAAAAACTTTTTAAGTCAAACATTAGCTAATCCAATTGGTGCTGTTGGTAGTTTGATTAGTAATTTTACGAATAAAATATTATCTGCAAATATTGATTCGGGGTCTGAAAGATTTTTAGCAAATACATCAAGAGCGACTAGATCGTTATTGTTTGACCAATTATTTTTCAATCAATATAGACCTGATTACAATTTTGAATCATTATTGAGTCCTAACCTTTCTTCACCTAAACCTAATTTTTATGTTGGAAAAACTAAAAATTTTGTAAGAGAGGCTGTAAGTCCGTCAAATGAAATTCCATTAGGTAAGGGTGACCAACCTAGTATCGGACCTGTTTTTGATTATGGTATAATTGGAAAAGAATATGAAGGTAACGCAGTAAACAATAGATTTTTTGGGATTAATAGTAGAAACTTTTTTGATGGTGCTTCAGACACTAAAGGGGTTATTGGTGGTGGAACTCTTATTGGTAATTTCACATGGACAACATCTAATAATACTTACATTAAACCTGGACAACCTGTTGGTTATAATAACCAAGCGGTCAATTCAACAGATAGTGGTTTAGACCAAATACTTAAAAATACATTTGATAAATCAAAATCTTCAGATTTAACGTTAACTGACGGGTCTATTTTAGATATAACACAAAAAT